GCTTGCGATAAATATTGTGAATGTATACATCAAACCCTAGTAGGTTATGGCCGATGATTAAATAAGATGGGTCATAAAGATATGATTCAAATTCCTCAAGGATTGCTGTTGCGTCTGTTGAGTTTTTTTCATAATACTTTCTATTAAACTGGCAGATCTTAGCTGCTTCTGGGCTTACGTTTAAATCAGACCATTGGATTAAGCGATCAAAGGTCTTTAGCGACTTCTTTCCTTGAAAGGTGCCGTACCCTATTTGCCAAGGCTTATTGTCCGAGTTTAAGAGGTTGAGGTGGCATGTCTCAAAATCAAAACAGAGATATTTTTGATCTTTTTTAAATCTTAGTAGATTGTCGTTCATCGTCTTCTGGGTCTGGTCCTTTAACTAATAAAAGTTCGTCCCCTTCTTTTATATCATATGCTGCTATAAAATTGCAAGTAAATAATTTTTTTTCTATTTTAAAGTCCACATTGTGTTGAGTGGCACGATTATATACCATACCGTATCCTAAAATAAGGAGCGGTCTACTGGCGTGCAAAGGTAAAATGCCTCCATGTTCGTCGCAAAAGTCCTGCCAATCGCTTCGGAGCTCGGGCCATGGAAAGGCATGTTGAAGCAGTTTTTTATCGCACTCCTCCCACTTGTTGTTGTCCAGCAAGAGAAGGGGAGACTCCTCTATGAGTTCACCGCGCTCTATTGGCTCGCGACAGAAGACCCCTCTCTCCTCGCCGGTACTTAGCACTTCAATTTTGGGGGATAAGAATAATTTTTCTTTCATTTCTTTTTAAAATATATAAAGGTGGAGCCACCTCTTGGATTTGAACCAAGGCGCTTCCGATTACAAATCGGATGCTCTGCCGGACTGAGCTAAGGTGGCGACTATTTCCATTTACAATAACTTGGGTCCTCTGATCTCTTTCGTCTCATATATTCTCTTTTTTGTGCGCGACGTTTCTCCTTATCTTTATCGTCGTATTTCTTTTGGGCTCGAGAACGGGACTTTTTTCCCTTTGGGCTTGCACTATATTTCTGCTGGGGTGTGTCGCTCATCTTACCATACCCACACTATGTAATCTTCTTCAGGCGGCGAGGGGAGAATGTCGTATTGTTTCTTTTTCATTATAGATTTAATAAACTTATAGGAATGTTGTAGCAGTCTGCCTTGAAGGTGAAATTGTTATTAGTATGAACCTCTCCCTTACGGTGGAAGGTCGCTTTCTTATAAAAGTCTGGCTTACTGATCTTTCCAAGGTACCAAGCCTCTTTAAGGGTGTTAAGAACGCTAACAAAGGCATACTCGTCGCAAGCTTGTTTAGTGTTGAAATCTGCAACCGAGCATTCATAATAGGATTTTGGTGCTACGGTGCGCTCTTTAGTTTTAACATCAACTTTAGTGTTTTGGTAAATAATATCATAATCATAAGTATCCTTAATATCCCCACCAAGGACACTCTTAGCAACCTCCTCTCCAATATATGCAACCAAACTACCTTCTCCTTTGCGAATAGAATTATTAAGCAACGGCAACTTAGCTGCGCGGAGCTTGATTCTGTCGAGAGCGCTTTGGGTTATGATGAATTTTTTCACTGTAAACAAAAATTACTTATCTAAAAAACTTTCCATACAAAACTCTTGGCTTCCGCAATGATCTAAGTTGGGGCGCGTTAAGTTAGACTTGCGCCCGTTATAGCTGCGATTACAAATAATTCTAAAAGTTTGGTAGGCTGCAAAATCTTTTCTATTTTTATAATAAATAGTCTTGGCTTCCTCTGTTTCGTATCCGTGTGCTTTTGCGTACTGTTCGATAGCTGCACGAAGCAAATGGTCGAACGGGAGCTTATTATTCTCTAGGAAAAATAACGGCTTTAAGAAGCTAAAGTCAGGAATGAACTCGCTAAACGAAAAATTATTACAATGTAGAAACGAATCATAAAAAGGGATTGCCATTAATAGGTTATTTGTCCAGTGCTCCTTTAAGTCTTTAAACGTTAATCGTTCATCGTAATCACAAAAAGCTGATGAATGTATTTTGTAAAGTTTTTTACATCCGTGGTCATTCTTTGCAAAAATAATGACTTTATGATTCTTTTTCTTATCGTCGCTGTGAGAATTACAGATATTTAAACGCAAACCAAACACTAACTGTATGTTATTTTCTTCGCATCTCTTCTTGGATTCAAGAAAACCATGAAAATTGTCTTCTACTAAAACAAGCTTATCCATTTTATTCTCAAGCGCAATTTGGATAACGCTATCTGCTGCGCCCTCTTTAGTTGTGGCGGGGTCATTAACAGTAAGAATTGATTTACCGATACTGTAATGAGTTTTAAACAAAGGTACCATACCTTCTTAGTATAACCCGTCACACTGGCATGTCAAGGTAATTCCAGCGAGGACACCCTGCATAATGTAGTTTTTTAATAGAAAAGTTTTCTTCTTTATCTTTCAGGAGCGCACTGTAGTTTTCAGGAAACGCGGTGCGCACCAAGTTATCCTTTTCGTCAAAAAGACCATAATAATCAAAAGGAAACTTATAGGTGCAATGCCACATAGGGGTACCATCCTTCTTGGGTTGGCCTCTATATCTTGCTCTTCCGCAAGCAATGGGGCCACCAAAGCTACCGTCTTTAGGGTGGGGTTTATCCGCAGCATAAGATCCTATAGCGCAATTATAATTAAATTTTGTTAAATATGTTTGCGCTTGAGTTAATTCTATTTCAAACTCATCGAGCTTTTTATCAGAAATCTTCCGCATCTTCATGATGCCTTCAGGTTTGTCTGCTTTTTCTAAATCAAACTTCAAAAAAACAAATTCACTATTGCGATTTTTTACGTCTGGAAAAAGGTATTTAACAGCCAGACTATAAATGTAATCTTGTAGGTTCTTCTTCTTCTCTTCTCCTTTAAAAACCTGCTTGCTTGTTTTAAAATCTCTTATAATGGCGGAATCTTTTTTACCGTATATGAATAGCTTATCTATAAAACCTCTAACGAAATAATCTTTTTCACCCTCTTCAACATGCATGTCAAACGCATACTCTGAAAACGACTGTGTAGGTTTGCCGTTTTTCTTACCAAAAAAATCATAGCGCACCCCAGCTGCAATCATATCTTTGATAAGGTCCATATTCTCTTCATCGTCAACGCCGAGCTCTTGGGCTGTTGACAGTATTAATTTTTTTATAGAAGGGACAACGAAAGGGTCATTGCTTTCTAAGATAGCATCATAATAATGCTGTCTTGAGGGCTTGCCGAGGCATTCGAAAATTAAATGACAGACGGTGCCTCGAGAAGCCCCATCGTTAGATTTGTCGGGCAATCGCTGGTGGTATTTGCACCAATAAAGCCACGAACACATTTTAACTGTCTTGAGACGGCTGGCTGATAGGTAAACAGGTTTTGTTTTAGACATTAGGCTGTTCTATAAGATCTTTAAGGAAATTTATTTTTTTCTTTCTTTCTGTTTTGTTTTTGATTATATTCATTCCTTCTGTGCTTTTTAGTATGGAGTAGATTTTAGATATTTGTTTCTCTTTATCTAGGGGTTTTTCATACCACTTCTCTTTAAAGTTTACACCTTCTTGTTGCATATCCCCAAAGTCATTGCTTGTGGGGAGGTTGATTCGAAGCTTTGTGATGTCAAAATAATTTAAGAGTTTAATAAAAATTTTAATAGCTGCATGGAGGCCAGCTTTAGATTTATCGTTATTTGTTCCGATGATAATTTGATCCAATTCTTGAGAAAGAAGGAATGATATCTGTTTTGAGCTGAGGTCTAGCCCTCCTACAACTAAGTGGTTTAAGAAACTGTTTTCAGTTAATGCTAGGCTATCACCTACGCTCTCTACAATAATAATCTCTCGTCGATCTTCGACACATTCCAAAAACGGTTTTGCCCCCGCACTGTCAGAGATGCAAAGCGGGTAAAGCCAGTTAGATTTGCGCCCAATATGCTTCCATTTAGGAAAATCTGATTCACTCTTCCAGCGCAAATGGCGCCCGGTAAAGCCAATGATTTGAGATGGGTCGTTTTCGTCAAAAATAGGAAAGACAAATCTGCCATTCAGTTTCCCTGCTGTGGCCAACCCTCCCCTATACATCTTTAACGTTAAAGTTGAGATCTCTTTATCGTTATAGAATTTAAAATGTGGTAAAAGTTTAGATAGATATTCTAATGAGTAGATTTCGTCCATTTGTATTTTAATTTTTTGATCTTCTTTTTCAAAAGTGCTAAGGGATTTAGCCTCACCGGAAGCCTCAACATAGCGAGAAAGTATTTTTTTATCCTTAGTTCCTAAGGTTTTTTCAACTAAGGCTTGAAAGGGTAAAAAGGAAGTCCCTTCGACATAATCACGCCAAACCCCAGAATCTTTATATATTTGTATCGCGGTAAAGTTGTTGCCGTTACGCCACAATGCGTTAGTTTGCCAATAGGGCCCACGGTCCCGTAGTTTAAACCCAAGCTCATTGAGCGCCTCTTTAATGTCTTCGGTTTCCATCAACGTAAAAGCTCCGGGATAAAATCATCAGCAACATTGTCGTCCGCATCAAGCTCACCGTTAACATCTAGAGCTCTAACCAAATCAACCATATCTCCGCGTTCTTCCACATTAAAACCATCCATTTGCAAATTGATAGCGTTCTTGCGTAAGGAGCCGTCTGGCATTCTAACGGGGTTGATAGCTCTCATGTATTCAGCGCCTAGATGGCGAGATTTTACGTTGATTAATTTATGGGTGCCAAAGTTTGGTTCATTCGCTATCTCGTCTAATGTTTTTTGTCTTAAAATAAACATATGAGAACAAAACTGGGTAATGCGATCCGATAAAGAAACAATACTTTCGTCATCAACAACATCCTGCGCTTGGCGATTGTTGACAATGCCTTGACGGTTGCTTTGGACAGAAGTAATCATGGGGATGACGGGACCACCGTCACTTAAAATTTCTTTTTGAATGGTCTTCTTAAATTTATCTACCATCTCACCAACAATTTGCCACTCTGATTTTGACCCATTATTTTCAAAAGTAGTTTTAATGTAATCAAAAGAAAAAATCATAGGCTTTCCTCTCCCTATTTTAGAATAATAAAAACGTCGCAGGGTGGCACACATATTATCAACGCCCATTCCTCCTACGTTGAAATAGTAAAACTTAATCTTTTTTACCTTCTCCCAAACAGCGCGGACCTTATTAACAGTCTCTTCTCCGGCTTGTCTCCATTGGCCTGTCTCTAGTAAGTTTGCTGACACTCCGCTTAGCGCTGAACATTGGCGTATGATCAGCTCTTCTTTAGACATCTCCCCATTGTCAAAATGTAACACAGGGTGCAGAAGTCCATGCAGAAACGCGTCTTACCGACGCCTGAGCGGGCCACTATGACCGTTATATTCCCCGGGCGCAACAATGACCCATAAATATCGTTAACTCTCTTGTACGGGCTCATGAGGCCGAACTCAGTAACAGGGTTATTTCCTCTGACTTCTATCCATTCCTCCATCTCGTCCGAGATGTTGACGGGGCTGTTGGGCCCAGCATCAAAGAAGTTTATTTTTTCGTTAAAGGTATTATCTGCGCTCTCTATGATGTCGTTATAAGGTACAGAAGGCGACATTTTGCGCATAGAGTCAGCCACTTTTTTTGCTCCTTCAAAAATCTCACGTCTAACCGTATACTTTTTTAACTCTTGGGCTATCTTTTCTACGTTATCCGAAGAAACTTTGCGGAGCGCAAGGGAGTGTATGTAATCGGAAATCTTAATGTCGCTAGGAAAACTAATGTTAAGCTCCATTTTCTCTGCGTTCTCGAGGGCCTGCCGAAGAACATAGAAAATTGTTTTGTTTATAGAGTTTTCGTCAGCGCAAAAATCGTTCTCATTAATGAAGCTTGCGATATTCCCATACTTGGCTGGGTACTTAATCAGCGCAGAAAGCAAATGTTGTTCAAGTTCTAAAGAAAATATCATACAGTTACAACTTTAGGAGAAACAAACCTTAAAGTCAAGAACTATCTGTTAAGATGGGTTGTCTTCTGAGAGAGCTTTTTCCCCTAACTCCATATCATCCAAAAATCTCTCTAAGGCTTTTCGCAACCCCATTTCTACTATCTGGGAACCTATTTTACATTGTATGAGCGGACGACCATCTTGGGTAACGTAGGCTAAGATGAAGCCGCCGTCGTCCCCATCTCCTGTAAACTCGAAGAGTTTATCTAGGAAACTATTGGGAATAGTAAACTCTTCTACTGGTCTATCTGGAAGATCGTCTCGCATGTCCATATAATTACACTATTTCTTTGTATAAGGAATCGAAGTCTATCTGGCCTTCGTGAACCTCGAGTAATTTAATATTATTTAAATCGCAAAAAGCTAATTTTTCGTCATCTCTTTTTAATTGGTCCAAATAGTTCATTTTGTTGCCTTTGTGAAAGAATTTATTATACTTTGTGTGCTGGTTCCCTTGCACTTCTATGGCTATATTTTTAGTTGCATTATAAAAATCTATTGTTAACCGCGTCCCTACTACCGGAAACTCTTCGAACACTACGTCTCCGTCCCAAAAAACTTTTAAAAAATCTTTAACCTTGCTTTGTAATTTACTGCGGCTGTTTTTTTCCCAGTTAATAAGGTAAATCACGGGGCGCTTGATTCTGCGCCTTTTGCCTAGAAGTGTTTTAAAGGTCATTTTAAATAGAAAGTACCATCTTTTTGAAGTAATCCATCAAGTGCTCTTTAGCCTCCGGGCTTTCTTCTAGGAACTTATCGAACTGATTTTCTCCCTGTATCTTTTCGGGAAAGTCAATTTTGGCTTCAGACATTATATTAAGTAATTCAGGATCAAATTCTATCCAACCGGCTCCTTTTCTGTGAGCAAAATCCCACAAAAATAACATATCTAAAATTTCTTTTTCTATCCAAATGCTTTTGCCTCCTTTGCGTCCATAAAGGATAGGGTATTTAATGACCGCGTTAGTCTTTTCGTTGGGGCTTTTTTTGACTGTGATTTTGGCGAAGTGGCCAATAATTTTATTCTTGTCAGGCTCGTGCTTCTCGTTAGGTTTTTCTAGTATCCAATCTTTTTTAAATCGCGGCTCAAATTCAAGAATAAAATTAGCAAAATGTAACAAAGCGTTACCCCCTGTGGCTGTTGTCTGCCGAATAGGGGCCTTGCTGTAAGGGTCAAGTTGAATGTCGGCGCGAACCTGAGAAACAAAAAGCGCCATATGTCCTCGTTTGGTCAAACCAATACTAACGCGCTTCATAAAATCTGCTGCAATAACCGCGCCCCCGGCAACTTTTCTTGACTCCTCAAAGGTTTTAAGGGTGTCTCCTTTAGAGATCAAACCGTCCACAGAGTCTAAGATAAAGCAATAGCGAGTATCGTCTGAGTTTTTTCCAACCAAGAGGCGTAAAGCTTCCACTACGGTTTCATAGATATTACATTCGAATACAAAGCAATTTCCAGCCTCCCATTCATCTTCATCAAAAACAAACTTCACCCCAGAGCGCTCTCTCATTTGTTTGGTGAGGCGTCCTTCCGCTTTAATGTAAAAGCCACGTGAATTGGGAACTGTTTGGAGGAAATTTTTCATCACCTCTAAAGCTTCAGATGTTTTACCTCCTTCATTAACGCCTGTGAACCGGTGTAGTCCGGGGCCTAATCCTCCCCCTAGGGCAAAATCTAGTTTTAGGCTACCACTAGACACTTGGTAGTCGTAGCTTTCTTCGTAATTGTAGTGATCTTTTTCGGTTGCTTTTAAAAACGATTTAATCAAATCGTTAGGAGATAATCCTTTGGGTGTTTCTTTTTTTATTCTAGCCATTTAGAAAGTTTTTTAATGTTTTGGTTTGTGGTATCACACGATCGGTTCCTACCTTCTTCCCTAGGGTGATAGTTTCGGGAGTTGTTATTTTAAGGTGGAATTCTTGATATTTTGTTTCCAGCATTCGGTTGAAAGGTAACGCATAAAATTGGGCAAAGCTATTTATCTCTTTGCCGAAATCTACTTTGTGCCAAAAGTCTTCATTATTATATTTCTGCATCAATCTTTTCAAGATCATCATCTCTTTTGCCCAGAATTTTTTCTTCTCGTATTTGGGGGCAACCAGATGTTTTCTGACTACATCTTGAATTCTTCTTTTAGGTTTTTTCTTTTGGGCCATACTCAACAAGTATAGCGGAAGGGGTGGCTGGGGTCAAGGAAAAAATAAAACTTTATTCAGAGGGCGGGGGCACAGCGGCTATCCCGCTGCCCCCAATATCAAAACCGCAAGCAA